TGGCCAGAGCCAAGAATGTATCATTGTATTTCTGAAGAAACAGTTAAAGATCATTTCATTGGAAAATGTAGTAGCGTGTCAAATCCAAAAACAAGTTACAAACAAGCGCTAACATCATTGTTAAGCTCTGGACATATTGCAATCAATGATGGATTTATGTGGTTTACAGATAATTCGGGCAAGGCCAAACAAAGGGATCAATTATGAAAAAATACAAAAACATTAGATCAAATGTTTTAATGGAAGCTTTAGATTTAATTAATGGCGATAGAGAACAAGTGTATGGGACGCCAAAAGAAAATTTTAATAAAATAGCTGAATTATGGAGTGTTTATACAGACCATAAATTTACCGCTACTGATGTTTGTAATATGATGGTTTTGCTAAAAATGGCTAGATTAAAAAATGGTGCTCATATTGATTCCAGTGTTGACGCGGCAGGGTATGCTGCGTTGGCTGTTGAAGTATCAGAACCTTGCTAAATATAATAGTTTTATAGTATGGTTAATTAAGCGAGCTTTTTCTCCTCCTCCTAACACTTTCGCTCAAGTGTAACGCTCGCTTTACTAGGGTTGTGCCAGTTCCTTCCTTTCTCCCGGCACAACCCGTCTTTAAGGTTAAGCAAGTGTCTGAATTTAAAATTAAACTAACATTGGACATTATCGGCGAACATACACAAGACGCAGATGATGAATTAGAGCATTTATGTAATTACATTGCAGAAAGATTAATGATTGTAGGCAAACATGCAGTCATGCAAGCTTTGGCTGAATGTATTATTGAATTAGATGAAGATAGCATGTTAGATGATCAAACTATTCATTAGTTTCGTGTGGGCCAATCATGCCCGAAAAGCCCACAAGTTTTAGTATATTTAAAAAGCAAAATTTACAAGTTTAAATTCACCCATTTAGATAGTCGTAAATTTTATTTGTTTGCTCTATCCTGTCATTGAGCCCATGATAGCCGCCATTTACACGCTTACTGATCTTTCTTATGGTTTCTTCATTTACACCATCATCAGCTATATCAAATAATTTATTTTTGTTAAAAAACCATAAAGCAGTTTCAAACGCATAATTTGTTTCTAGTAAAGACGGGTCTTCAATTACTTCTGGGCAGCCCATGTCACTAGCAAACGATTTGACGTTAGAATAGCCGGTGAGTTGTAAAAATCCGCGCCCAACGTATAAACTTGCTTTTTCCTTAGTATCATTACCAAGTCTGCCAAAATATACGTTTTCAGCTAATGCTTTCGGATTTCTAGCTAACCCTTCACATGAAGCTAAATCAGGAAATCTACTTGGCCACACGCGCATCATGCTTTCAGCGCTATAGTTTAAATTTTCCCTGGTATGCCGCCAATGGCCACTTTCATGGCTCGCTTGACCCATAAGGTGCGCGGCTCGCTCATTTGATAGCTCATAATGTTGTGCTATAGCTTTGGCTGTATTTTTACCAAAATGTCCATCTGCGCCAACTCCAACTTTATCTTGAAGTTTTTTCATTGCATCACTCATGGTTCAACCCTTTTTCTTTTTGGCAGTTTTCTTTTTCTTCTTAGTTTTTTTCCAACCAGAAGCCATATTCTTATATGCGCTATCAGATATAGTTGATTTAGATTTGGAGCGCGACGTTTTGCTTTTCTTACGCTTATTAATGTTCTCAACTAATGACATTATTTTTTGCCCCCGTAGTATTTACTAACACCGCGCATACCAATTGATGCACTTACAATGCCCCCAAGGCTGTATTGATACCATCCTGGCATGTTCGATAACGCTAAAAATCCTGCTTCAACAATTTGATTACCCCAATCACCGCAAAACGCTAAAATTAACGGGATCGAAAAGAGAAGTGTTATCCATTCGTCTTTCCAACTATTTTCAGAAGCTTTCATTGCGGCTAAATCCCAATCAAGCTCGCCAGTTGCAATCTTCATTTTAGTTTGCGCTTCAGCTTGCTTAACGGCAGTTTTGCCTTCAATCATTGTCCCTGCTAAATCAGCGACTTTTCCTAATAATCCTAAACCTGCTATCATTCCTTCTTACCTTTCGCTAATGCGTTAGCTCCAAAAAATACTGATACAATGCCCGCAACAGACACAAAATAAATAGAAGCCATTGACCCTAATATCTTGGCGGCTTCGATTAAAGAGAATAAATCAGCTAAAACAACTGCAAATGGATATAAAAGCATACCCGTTAAAGCAAACCAGGTCATTCTTCTTTGAGCGTCCCTTTGCGCGTCTTCGTCGTCTAGCCTTCGCTTTTTATCTTCAAGTTCAAGCTTATCCCATTCTTCACGATCAATCGTGCCGTTACCATCCACATCAAATTTTTTAAATTCATCCATAATACACCTAATCTGCTAAAGGGTTATCCAGTGCGCGTTGCAACTTGTCCATTAGCTTATCTTCCAGTTCTTTCATTGACCCACTTTGGGATACTCTAACACGTTCTCTTTGATTTTCAAAGCGCACCTCGGCAGCGTCTATCATAGACCTTACTTTGTCTTCAGATTTACGCACCATATCTTCAATTCTATCAGTTTGTTGCTCTATGCGTAATATATCATCTTTTAAGCCGTTTTTAATGTCTCTGGTGTATTCTACACTTTCTTCAACTTTTTCAGATATACCAACAATCTTTGCATCCATAACTTTCATGTTCTGTTGGTATTCGTCTAAATCAAGCCCCGCTACGGCCTCAATTTTTTGATATAGAACGAATCCGCCGTACAACCCGCCGACTATTGTGGATAAAAATGCAAATATAGCCATAACAGAGCCCATTGTAAGTTTCATGCCCCCTGCCTTGATCTGGCGATCCGCTAGGCCATCAATATCATCTGCAATTTTAATCGTATCAACCATTAATTTTCAAATTCCATTGCTGTATCAACATTTTGCATTTTCTTTAAAGCTTCAATTTCGTCACGTAATTTTTGTATTTCCAACTTACGCTGCGTTAGCTCTATTTGGTATAAATCGTCACAATTTATACGTGCTTTTGGTTTATCAAGAGGTATTACTATACGTGCATATATGCCTATATCTTTTCCCCTCATGTTCTTATCTAATCCAGATAAAACGCCTGTAACGCCGTATTCAAGGTTTACTCCGCCACCAACAGCATTACTGCACCTCATATTGCCTGTAGAAAAGCTGTCAGATTGGTAGTTCATTGGTGGGCTCGGCAGCGCAAGTGACAAAGAGCTATTTTCTGCTATTGCCGTACTTGCTAGAGTGCAAAATATTAACGCAAGTCTCATGCGGGCTCACCATCTAATCTTGAACATATTCTTGATGAAATAAGTGTTTTAGATTTGTTTGATTTTCTAACTTTTGAAGTTGTGCACAAATATACAGCTTCATCCATGTCAGATTTTCTAATATACACATTAAATGCCTTTTTCTCTTTGTACGCAATTTTAATTATTCTGTAGGTTGTAGAAAAAGGTATATTTGTCCAATTTAAATCAAATAAGTCTACTTGATAATATTGGATTTCTTCTCTTGAATTAAACAAAGACATTTCAACTTTCACCACATCTAATACGTGAGAAGGTTTTACTTCTGGGTAAGCAGGCGTCATTTCGTGACTTGAAAGTGCTGTTGCCCAGAGTAAAAGAAATATGATTATGTTATTTCGCAATGCAACTGGCCTGCACAACGGACGTGTATGTTCCACCTGGAAACGGCTTTGCAGACCCATATGTAGCACTTGATGCAGTGCTAAACCAAGTAGACCCTGCTAGTGTTAAATCAAATATTGTTGTATTTCCAACAACAGTTTTTGCCGCTTCATATGCTGACATACCAGAAACAGACGTTTGAGTAACGCTTGTACTGCCTGTCCATGCAACTGTATCAGATAGTGAAGGCGATGAGCTAAACGCTGTTGGATGGGTTATATTGGCTGTATATGAATCTGCAATAGACACATCATATCTAATTATAGGTAATACACCACCATCGGCAGGTGTTGTACTAAGTTTACTGGCAATAGGGTTTCCATATGCACCAGATTTAGTTGTTTGTATTATACATTTGGCAGCTACATTACCTGTTATCTCTACATTTGCAGATACAGGCAGAGCAAATAATGTAAGTATTATTGTAAAATATTTCATTTTAAACCTCACTTTTTATATTGCATATCAACCATTTGTTCATGCAAAATTTGTTGTGCTAAATTATTCCTTAAACCACGCTTATTGTCACTTATATTTCCGTCAACTAATTTAGCCTTATCATTGTATATACCACCATTTATTGTAGAATTATAGTACATAGCAATATCTGTTTGCATGTTCATAGTATTGATGATTTCAGCCTGCCCTTGCGTTTTGAACATGGTCAATGCATTTTCAGATGCCATTAATCCCATTTCAAGCCGCGTTTCCTTTTCTTTTTCTTCATCTTCTGTTATTATTTCGCCTTCATCGTCGTACTCATACTCAAGATCAACATCTATTGCATTGAGCACATCTTCATCATCTGTAGCGACATATATTTCATATTCTGGCAATTTTGGTATTGGCTTCACGTAACCAGGGCAATTCGGATTTGACTGCTCATCAAAACATTCATCAATTCTAAAGCTATATATTACAACTGCGTCTTCTACGCTTCCATCGCCCTCAACAGATATTGAGCCCGTACCCCAATGAGATGATGGTATATTATTAAATGAAAAAGATTTAACAATTTTATTCCCTGGTACGCCTGACCAATCATCCGTGTGTTTAAAAATATATCCATCATTGGATATATTTTTATTACCAATGTGCACCTTCATGTCAGCTTCAGTTTCTTTTTTAGCTGTGTACCTGTAAATTAATCCGTTTATGTCTATGCCAGGAATATATGGTAAAACGTCAGGCATACCCCAACTTAATGAGCTAGAGACTGCATTGCCAGTAACGCCATAAGTGTATGGGTCACAAAAAGAGTAAGAAGGCCAAAGTGCTAATAATAACACTAAGCCCTGTTTTTGTTTCAATATTCTCATTAAAAATCTTTCTCATCGGATTATTTTGCTCACGCTCAATCTGATCTTTAACAGACTCCATTTCCCATGCAACCCTAGCCTTATCGCCCACCAACCCCATGTGGGGGCAGGGCGTCCCCGCGTTGAGCATTGCTTCAAAAATTCTTTTATCCTGGCACATTACAGATACAGCCGCAACTTTCATCCCCATATCGTACATGGTTTTTGCGTTTTTTAATTTTTCACAGTTCATGTCACGTACTGTACGACCAGCAGAAATGCCAAGTATTTGCGTTTGAACGGCGCCAGCTACACCAACAGTACATAAATCTGAATTACTATTGCTAATTTGTGGAGATATTGCAGAAGGTGGCGGGCTATTGATTGTAGTGTCCATTGAGCCACTTGATGTCACTGTGCTTTCAGATTTTATTGTGTCGTCTTCAGCAAAGGCAGATTTACCTATAACAAGCCCTAATATTAAAAAAGACATTATTATGAATAAACGTGTCATTTTCTTTCAACCAACCTATCAAGTTTTTCTTCAATTTTGTCGAATTTTCCCATTATTTGTGCCATAACTTGTGTAGAATCCAATTTAGTCACATAATCTTCTCTTGTTCTGTTTAATAATATTTGCAGGCGTTGCACTTCTACTACATAGCCACGCAAAACAAACCCGACAAAAGCCAGCGCAAAGGTAAGAATACTGCTCCATAAATCAGTAATTTCCATCAATATTTACCATCCCATACACGTAGAGCGCTAAATTCATTGCTCATAAGCTTGCTTTTAATTACTTCTTTTACGGCTTCAGTATCAGTCCACTTAACCCCTGCTTGCTTTAACCAAATTTCTAACATACCCATATCAACATTGCCTACATGCTTATAATCCGACCCAAAGCTATTTTCAGTAACTTCTCTGGCATAAGCCGCGTCACGTTTCGCCTGGTCAGCGTCAAATGTTTTCTTAATAACAATTTGATCGCCTTCGCGATAAATCTTTTCGGATATTTTATTAGATAAATTGCTCATTTTATGCCTTTTTAGATTTTTTACCGCTACACTTCCAACGCTTGCGAGATAGCCTTAATGGGCTGTTTGGGTCTTTAGCCGCTTTTGGTGATTTTTTCATTTGACCCGCAGACCTTGCACAATATGCGTCGCCTTTTGATGTCCCTGGCCTTACTCTTGGCCCGCCATCTTTAGCTTTACCAGCTTGGCCGTAACTAATTTTTCTGCCAGATTTAGTGACTTTAACTTTAGCTTTGCCTTTACGCGGTGTAGCCATTTTAATCTCCCGTTAAGACAGTGAGGGCAGTTGCCCGCCCTCACTATATTATTAATTATGAATCAGTGTTGTCAGCAATCATGCCGTTAGCTGCTTCACTTTTAGCGCAAAGTGTAAGCTCTGTCACAACTTGACGTGTTGTGTTGTCGCCAGTTTTTGCTAGTGCAACATTTTTCGTTCCACGTAGTGTAGCAACTTCCCACATATCATCTTGCATAATGAATACGTCGCGTGATCTGTTTTCTCTGCTTGGCAGAAACTCAACAGAACCCCAAGGTGTTACATATACAGCAAGCGACTTGATAACTTTTTCATCGCCAGCTTGTACTGCTGAACGCTGATTGTTGTTACCAGTAAAGCCTAAAGCAATGTTCATTTGGAACGCTGATAGATACACTGTGTCTGGTTTACCACCAGCTACCCAGATTGACTGCATTACGCTATCAAACTTAGCTTGAGTAAGAGCAGATTTTGTACCATCAGTACGAGCGTTTGAGCCTGTACCATTAGCGTTTGCTCCGCCAGTACCTTTAACAACATTTGATGTTAGCCATACTGGTGCGCCTGCAAGCTCGCGTGCAGCTGTTGAGCTACCCGCCGCCCTTGCATTATTGTCGAATAGAGCTTTTTCTATATCGAGCTTTTGCTCTTTTGCGATGCGTAAAGTGTGATACCCAATTTCACGACTACGGCCTGCTTTGTTTAGACCTTCATCAGTGTCGGGTACAACTACAGCATTTTTAAAGATTTGAGTATAGTTACCCAATCTTGTTGTTGCTGTACGCGCTTCAGCAGTTGTTGCGTCGCCTTCAATGTGAGCGTTAGCAGCAGATGTACGAAGTGAATCTGTTTGCCACTCTGTGAAAGTGTTTGAAGCTTTTTTCTTACCACATTTACTGAAAAATGGGCTTTCTGAGGGAGAAATATCATAAATTACGTCAGATAAATCTTCACGTATACCGACTGCATCATAGCTGTCGAATGTGTTGCTTGGCTGTGCCATTGGATCGTCCTTTCAAGACTATTAGCTAAAAATTAGCTATCGTTAATAATCAAGCTCAATGCATCATCAATTGAGCCTGTCTTCTGCAAGCGCTGTTGCGCTTTTTTACGAGTTGCATTGTTCCCAACTTGTCTTTTCTTTGCACCAGGTTTCACTACGGGGCGTGCCTTTTGGCCGTTAGCCTGCGCAGCTTCTTTCTTAGCCACCAATTGATTCCATTTACGAGCATCATTTAAGACACGTACATATCTGGAGTCTGATACGTCTTGCATTTCCTTTTCAGTCCAGCCATAGTGCACGCCAGTTTTCACTAACGCATCTTTTAATGGTTGTCCTTTTTCTGGATGCACAATGTCAGGAATATATTTAGTTAGAAGCTCTGCCTGTTCAGCTAAATAAACATTATGTTGATTTAATTGAAACTCCTGGTTTTGTCTTTCTAACGCCTGCACTTGTATCATTTGATTATCATACACGCTCTTAGCATCATCATATTCAAGTTTTTGCTCCATATATGATATAGGATCATCTTGGAACATCTCCTTAGTTGGTGGTACTGGAGCTTGTAAATTACCTTGCTGGTAAGATTGATGCAATCTAACAACTTGTTCACGTTGCTGTTGCAATACGGCATGTTGCTGTTCGAGTTGCTTTCGCACCTCGGCAGCCTCTTGAAACCGCTTATTAATTGCCGCTTGTCCCGCAGCAGATTGCTTGAGCTGATCCAGTGTCCAATGCTCATCTTTGCCGTCAACTTTGACGGGAATAAGATTGGTGTCTTCAGTAGCCTCTACAGGGTCTTCGTCGTCAATTTCTACATCATCAAGGTCAATTTCTTCACCTTCATCGGACGTATCTTCGATGTCATCATCGTACTCGCCTGTTTCTTCATCATCGGGACCGTCGTCCTCAATAATTTCTTCTACAGGTTCACTTTGATTATTGCCTTCAGTTTCTTCTGCGGCAGGTTCAATTATGCTATCTAAAGCACTTTCTAGGCTAGTCGATTCATCCATCGGTGCTAGTTCCTTTGTTTGCGATCTAATATTACCTCTGCCGTAATTGCGGCGTCGAGTGTAATTTCGATCTGGTTCACTGCACGCAATATTGCGTGAGCATCTTCACGGGCTTCAACATCTGAAGCGCCACTGTTTGCAAAAATCAACATTTGATTTTCGCGCACATTTTCCACAAACTGCTTGAAAGCGGTGTCGTTTTTTAAACGCTTCGCCTCATCTGCCGTTATGCGTATGTTAGTTGTCATTGTTGTCCATTACCTTGTGCAATTCCGCCAACCATTCTAACTTTATCTTGTTCTGCTTTAATCTTAGCAATATCAACTGCTGTACCATATTTACCATACACTTTAGCTGCGTCAACTAAAAGGTCTTGAGCCATTTGATCTCGCTTTAAATCATCATCCGCGCTTGCTTTTTGCTGCTCCAGTTGCAACTTAGCCATATCTGATTGCATTTTAGCTTGAGTTTTCATTTGCTCTGCCTGCAAGAACGCTGCGTTAGGGTCAGGCGCTTGGCCTTGTTCCGCTTGTGCTTGCTGTTGTTGCTGTAGCATTTGCATCTCAATTTCTTCAGTAATTGGTGCAAAATATCTATCTGCGTTTCGTATGCCAGATACAGCTAATTGATCTGCAAGTGTATTTCTTATATTTGTCATTGATACTAAGCCATTCATTGGCCCATAAGTTTGATACACCATTGTCTGCATTTGCAACGCCTGGCTTAATGCCATTGCCTTTTCTTCCTCACGTCCAGTACCTAGACCGACGTTTATAGACACATCCATTGACCCATCCCAAACACGGGGGTCAACTGGGACAAACGATCCGTTCATACGCATCATTTTTTCTTCGTCTACATTTTTATTTGAAAGCCTTAACATTATGCC